GACCCCCCACTTCCACGCGTTGATCCCGCCGAAAACCCAAGCACGGTATATGCATTATTACTGACAGACTCTATTTCAATTTTTGCCTCAAAAGACTTCTCACCAGTTTCAAGTTTGACATTACCTGAACTGTCAGAAGCGGTGAGGTCAACGGTGGAGTTGTTAATGTCTGTTGCAATCTGTGCCGCCGTGCGGCTTCCAGCAGTCAAAGTAACCGTCTGAGATGGCCCGTCATTCACGGATATCTTCAGTACGTCACTAGAATCTTCAGCGATAGTAAAGTTCTCAGAATTAGAACCAGTTACAGAAGATGCACTGCCAGCAGTGGTATTTAAAGTAAACTCCCTTCTGGAAAGCTCTTCATCCAAAAGAGACAGAACGCGACGATATACATTATTGATAGCAACGCCAGCCATGTCTTCGGCATCGCCACCTAAATCTTGCGCCCCAATATCAAGCAACTGGCTTTTAAGCTCACCAAAAGACGGCATTACTTATCGCTTTCTCCCGATCCAACCGTAACATCTTTAATAATATCTGATTCGATTTCAGCCTGTGCAAAGAGGTCAGCCCGTTCTTCTTCGTCCATCTGGGAAAGCATCTGAACCAAGCCAGCGGCTCCATCGGGAAGATCTTCAGATTTCCCGCTAAACTTTCCAGCGATACCAGCAAACGCCTTTTCGATTGTACCCAGAAGACGATCTTCGGACCTTTGTTTTTGAACTTCTTCCAGTTCTTGCTTCTGCCTTGTAAGCTCTGGTCCGTTTGTTTTAATTACTTCATGAAGACGAAATACCCACAGATTATATCGATCATAATCATCGATCTGGCCTAACTCAATCATCTCGTCAGCTTCTTCTGTCCTAAGGATACGCTTGTCAACAAAGGCGCACTCCCTCTCAAACTTACCGTGAAATGTGAGGATGTAGCCATCATCATCAGAAATGGGGCGAGAGTTCATCTCGCTTCCAACCTCAATGCGGGGCTTGATACCCAGACGTTTCAACACTTGCGGGAGATCCGTAAACTGCTCAACCCAAGGATAATTCGGATCGTGACTTGTGTCACAGATCTCTGGGTTTGAAGACTCCAGCTTGCGGTAAATAGACTCCTTCTTCTGGGAATCAGACAGAGCCAGTATTTCATACCGATCCCTAGTACGTCCTTCCTTCTGAACAGAAGGCTGATCACTACCGATTATTACGGGCATAGCATTTCTCCGGTTTAGCGTGTTATTCCTTGCAAGTTCACCTGACAGTCCGCACTGGACGAGGCGATCTTTCCAAGGATGGCTTCTCCCTGACCACCGACAACAGTCAGGTTAGGGAAGTTAAAAGAAAGTCCTTCTACTGATATATCAATCTTGGATTGCCAAAGAACAGTCGATGCGGGACTCTCAATGGTTACAATTGAGTCAGCATCAACGTGCCCAGAGATACCTGTTACTATATGTGTGCGATTTACAGTAACAGAATCGTTTGGCGCAGAATCAGTTACAGCCTGTGCCGCATGTGTTGCAGTAGCTCCTGAGTCGGTGCCAACGGCTGTCTCACTCCAAATGGTTGCATCTATAGCCATGTTTACCTACCTATAGTATCCAGTAATAGTAACCGACACTTCACTTATAGAGTTCTCTATAATATCAACCCCAAGAGCATCGTCTTCGATTAAAATGACACCCCTTAAATCTAGGGGGGTGTGTGTGTCTACCGCGCAATACACATACTTCAAAATGGCACCTTTTGTGTTTCCTGTTTCATCAGCGTAAGCTTCGGCACTGGCAGAGTTGCTAGACCCTGTATTTAAATTAACGCCCGTTACTGCTGTTCCAGCAGAAGAGTAATCCGATGTTACAAGATGCACATCCAGCCTAGATGCGGTTGCGCCAACATTGATATTAACATCAGTTATATACAGTTTTTGCGTCGAGCTTGTATTCTTGACAATCAAGATTGTGTCATTAGCTGACGAAGAATAAGGAATGCTAGACCAAGAAAAAGCTAGGCCGTTATCTCTGGAGCTTCTTTCTATTTCAAGCTCTGAAACTCCCTTGTCGCTAACAACCTTAATCATCGCGTCTGTACCATCTGCCAATATCGTACATCGGCAGTCCCACTCGCCACCCTGCCATACACTGCATCACGATAAAAGAACGGGGCGATTGAACCGTCGAAGTCCAGAATAAACTGATCCCCGGGTTGCAAAGGATAGCCATTGCTTGTGGTTACAGATGAATCCTCTCCAAGGTAAACCACAACAGAACTGTTGTTTTTTATAAGCAGTCCTATTCGGGGTGGGCTTGATACAGACTTGGCTACAATCTGCGTTGCAGAAGTGCCCACACTAACATTTGCATATGCCATTTTACCTTGGTCCTAAAACGAATAATGGTGCCCCAGAGTGTCCGTGATAATTTAGCACGTACTACACCAGAACACCTTATTGGGTTTTAGAGTGCAGGGTGGGGAACCGGGAAACCCACCCTGCACATAGGATCGATCCAAATTCTACTGCCTAGTCATCCTTACCATCACGGACGAACGGACGCCAAACTTCTAGCTCCGCAAGACCCGCTGACGGCGTACCGATATCACTAGCACCGAGCATGTTGCTAACAAAATCACCAGCAACATTTGCATCATCAATACTGCCAGCCGTGGATGTCAGATAACAATCACCGTTATCTGCAAACCCCGACAATACTTTCCCAACAGCCTTGCCCTGAATCTGATACCAGCCATACCGACTAGCGACATTGATAGACATTGCCACGGCAACTGGGCCAACACCGTTCGCTGACGCAAGTGCAGTAGTAAAGTCATCGGGACTATAGATCACTATTGATCCCACAACCGTAGAAGCAACACCTGTGAGGTAAATAAATTCACCAGCATTGTAAGTTGGATCTACGGCACGAACGACTGTTCCCAAAGGAACTTCTACGCTAGTAGAGATATCAGCAATGGCTTGACTGTATGGAAAGGTTTCAGTAATATGAAAAGCCATTTAAACCTCCTGCTAAATTGAAAAGTTTCGTGCTACACCACCTAGATAATCCCTGCCGTAAACCGATAGGTATCAGCGGCCTCTGTCTGCACACCAATTGAACCATTCTGTGCAGTAGAGAAATCCTCTGTTGTGTTTATTGTCACCCTTGGATCATTTGTTGCATCATCCGTAGTACATTCCAAGTGACAATAAAGAAGATATCGACCAGTACCTGCCAGTGCAAAGACTCGCGCAGTCGTATCAGCTTCGATTTGACCCGTCAAGACAAAGTGATCACCAGCAGAGTGCAAAGATTTTGTATCATATGTAATATCACCAGCCGCCATATTAACCTCCTATCAGGTTACGCCAGCCAGCTTACCCTGCTTACGGCGGTTATCACAAAGCAGATTACCCATAAAGAACATCTGGTCAACGCCAGAGTTCTGGTTAATCGGCTTCTGCAACCCAGCACCAGAAGGAGCAAAGTTAGCATCTTCGTGAACGTACAGATACAGGTGATTCAGGTTAAGGACATAAACCGTACCGGAGGTACAGTAGTCAGACCAAATAAACGGAACACCACGGAACGTCAGCGCACCAATTCCACCATCGGCTGACATATCCATCATCTGATAACGCGCCTGTGGCTGAAGCGATGCCTCATAAGCTTCGTGAATAGTGCGGGTGGTTACATACAGGTTGGGGCTTGAATCCGCGCCCTCTGAACCCTGCGAAGCCTGATTCGACACTGAGCGAAGGTTGGGAAGCAGATTTACAGCCGCCGCACCAACACTCGTAGCAACTTTATTTTGCCATGCCGTATTGCCTGTAGGAACAGCGGCGTATGCCGTTGTGCCCGGGGACGTTTCGATTATAGCTTCTAGTCCCGTAATGTCTTTAGAGCCGTTACCCGTACCATCCGAATAAATACCCGTAGTAATCTGGTCAACAAGAGACTTAACAGCATTGTTCAAGCGTCCCTGAAGAAGATCAAAGAGCTTGCTCTGCGAATCCTTGTTGATATTCTTTTCGCGCCCAGAGATAACAACAGATGCGCTATACTCTTTCCAAGCATAGAACGCCGAAGTCTGTGTCTGCTGGCGCGTAACATCCAATGCGTCTAGATCGCTAAACGACTTTGCCGTGCTATTCTTTGCCGCATCAATAGCAATGCGAAGACGCTCACCGCCAGAAACAACTCTCAACTGACCAGCATCACGCAGTCGGCGCGTAAGGGGCGTTGCGTCAAAAATAGCATCTTGAACAACGCCGCTTTGAAGCGTATTTTCCAGCGTAGACGCCAGAAGTGACTGAATAGTTCTGCTGTCAGAAGTAGAGGCATCAACTGAAAGTGCCATATTTCACCTCACCAAAAATTTAAGATGTTTCTAAGGCTCTTCGGGCATTATCCATAACTGAATTTAGTTTCTGGGAAATTGATTTTCCTTTGAGGTCATCAGGGTTGTAAATATTATTTGCGGTAACTCCTCCAGCATTTCGCCTTGGTACGTTTCCGCGTATCACCTGATTAACGCGCTCGTTATTTTGAGAGCGAAGCTTTTGAACGCTTTCCTCTGCACCCTGTGTAAAGGCCGCTTCAATCAGTGAGTCGAAGTTTGCGATCTTATAAAGATCTTCAAACGTCAACGCATCATGATTTTTGATGCGATTATAGACAGGAGCCATCTGTTCTTTTGCTTCTTCGTTAAGAACAAACTCTCCATTGTGCTCGTCCATTGTCCCGAAAGAATCCCCAAACATTTCAACGCCGTATTCATTTGATTCATCAACCAAATTATTACGCGCATGATCGTCTAGATCATCCTTCTTGACATACCCCCCTCTTTCAAGGGCAAGCTCTAAAAGCTGAAGCTGTTCGTCCGGTACCTCCGCAAGAGGATCTGGACCATCTTCGGGACTTTCGTAAATCTCGTCCTTAAGAGAATCAACTTCGTCTATCGCACCACGCAACTGCCTTTTAAGAGACTCAACTTCTCCATGATGGGTAAAATCCCTCTGAAGTCCCTTGATAACATCTGCATGTTGATCGCCTAGATTTTCTGCCACATCTCTGAGAACTTGATCAATGCCGGGGCGTCTGGCGGTTTCCTCTTGTGGACCTTCCGTTGCCCAACCCGCACCACCTTCACTCTCAACTACCTGTGCTTCCCCTTCATCAGCAGTTTCCCCGGACCCAACGACTTGCTCAATGGCAGTTTCGCGGATGCCCTCAGGGACTTGCAATGAAATTGAATTCATTTTATTTTTCCTTCCCGATTTTAGATCCTTGTGCTACAGATTTTCGATGGTCCGTTGAAAGATCACCGACCCGATGTACAGTTTCGCTACCATCCCTGCTTACGGTAGCAACAGTTTTATTGTCTCTTGCTTTTCTTGCGGTTTCTTGTTTGTACTGCTCACTGGAAAGACTGATTCCAGCAAGATCCCTAACACCTCCCCCATAATCATTGTGATTACGAGAACCTCCTACTGCATCTCCAGCTTCTTGAACACCCAAGGCATTCATTACCTGCCTTCGTTCCCGTCTCCCCGAAATATCTACGCCAAGCCCCTCATCGTAGTAAGGCTCAAAAGGCTGAAAGCCCCTGATCGCCCTGAGGGGGAATTGGTATTCCAGTGAGTTTCCACACAGAGAACAGAGCCGCACATGTTTGCGGTTGTCATACTCAGTAAAATGTGTTTCAGTATTACTGCAAGCTACGCACTTATAATCATATGAAGGCATCCCAGTTTACTTCCTTTTATCTACGCAAATATCCGAAAACACCGCATCTACCGGATTGTTTTTCTTCTTCCGCTTCTTCTTAGGATCTTTTTCCCGCGTAGAAGCTGACAGGCTACGCATAGCGCGTATATCTACCGTTGGTTCTAGCATAGACAAAGCATTCTTTTAATACAATTATACAGTCATTATTGTTTTTTCAGGTTTTACGTCAATCTCTCAGCCTCAGAGGTTTGTCTTGCTGGAGCATTGGCACCCTGTGCAAATTGCTGTGGGTTAGCTGGCCCCGGGGACGCTCCTTCTGGACCAAAGTCTCCACCACCACTCAGTGAGGAAAATGCCTGAAGTGTTTTCTGTAGGGCAACGGGATCATCAGCCAGTGACTGCAACACCTCTTGAACCTCAGACTGAGAAGCAGGGACGAGAGTTTCAGGATCTTGAATATCATACCCCCTACGCAAAAGAAGCTCAAGCGCCTTGGCGATGTTCGGAGGCGGTAGCTGTAGGTTGAGAAAGGCTGGAACCGTGCCTACCAAGAGGTTGAACAGGTCGAGAAGATTCTTTCTCTCAACAGCCATAGAAGCCTGTTTCGGCGCAACGTCAATTCGGAAGTTGTATTCTCCCTTGGCAATTTCTTCACTTACCGCAATCCAGTTGTTCGTTCGCGGGTCAATAAGGAATTGGCGGTCTGGCTTGAACTGCTGGTGTAGTTGCCAGAACTTTCTAGCCGTTTCTACTTGCATCCCCTGAAAGAGGTTGGCTCTGGCCGCTTCACGGGCATTGTTTCTCTTTTCTATAATCTGAGACTCAGTAGCTGTTTCAGCAGTGATGTTACGCGATGGTTGCGGAGTACCTGCCGTTCGATCCAGAAAGTTCTGAATCATATTCAAAAACTGATCTTTATCATTTGGAACTTGCTGAAAGGGCAGAGCAAGGATAGGCATATTGCCGCCGCTGAATTGATTTAGATTATCTACTCCAAAGACTGACCCGTCAGGAGCATCCAGCACAGCCTGTATCTCATCTTTATCAAAAGTGTTCTGATCATAGATAAAGATATTCTTGCTCTTTCTTAGCGTATACAGCATTGAATCCAAGAACTCATTCATGAGAGTCTGGATGTTATCTGCTCCAGCAAGTGTCAGAATGGGCTTATTAATCCAAGTCTTGGTATTAGTTGTGAACTTTAGAAGAGTAGCTGGATAATCTTCTATGTTTTCATAGGGCCACTCTTCGTCATGTTGCAGTAGCTTATCGTGCCCTTCAGCAATAGTAACCAGAACGTTTCTGGTCTGGTTGTGAGACACGGGGAAATCCCTTGCCCATATCTCCCAACCCTCAACCATTGCATAATCCTCAAAGGTTTCGCCCTGATCCCTGCCCTCTAGCGTTTTAAAGTTAAAACCCTTTTGGCCCTGCCCGTCAATAGACAGTCTGGCATTGGGCTTAAGGTCTTCCGTGTTCTCGTAGTTAGGGTTATTCTTCCACCAGTGAAGAGGTTGTCGAATACGGAAAGCTACCCATCGGGCATCTGTGAGTCCCTCAGTTGCGTAAGGGTCCATAAGGAAGTCATCAGCTTGCCACCTTGTCCCGAAAGGAGATTCCCACTTAACTGTAGTATCTACAACAGGTTGGTCTAGGTTTTTAAGTTCTTTGTGGTGTGATATATGATTTTCTAAAACCTCAACTATTTCCTGTGGCAAACCCACAGTATCTTTCATCTCAGTATGAGCTTGTATATGCTCATCATGGTTCTGGTTTACGGTTGGTTTTGTAACAGAACCCTCAAAGATAATTTGGTTTTCTACCTCTGAGTCATCTTCGACAATTTCAGAAACATCCCCATAATAGACTTCGGCCTGACTTTCAAGAACGGCAGACCAGCCCACCTTCTTAACTGCATAGGGTAGCAGATGCGCGTCTAGGGCAAGATGCCTATCTTGTTGAAACTGCCCCGATTCCTCGTACCAGTAATTAATTGCCTTCTCTACAACATTGGCTCCTTCTGTCGCAATAGAGTTACCCGGGCTGACATTAAACTGCGGGTTTCTCTCCAGCATATTAGCTACGCTTTGATCTACCCACGCAAAAACCAAGGACGCCTTAACGCGCATATTGTTTTCAGTGTCGTTGTGAGAGTTCCATTCTAGGTTATCCTCACGCTCAGTAGTAGCCATGTTGTTATACAGACGAACCATGCGCCTTCCAGCCTTCATGTATGGCTCTATAAAATTTACCGCTTTCTTTAGCTCAGATTGCCAAAAGGAAATCTTTCCCGAATCATCAGTGGGATAATGTTCTTGTGCCATTATGAGAGTGCCTCGCTAACACCGTCTTCAATGAGATCTTGCATGATCGCTTCGTCCAGATCAACGGGTGAGTCAGGAACCATAAACGATTCCCTGTTGTTGCTTCTTTTCTTGATCTTTTTGTACCAGTTTGGAGTTGGGTGTGACGGCCCCTCTTCCTTGTCAGGATCTTTGCCCGACAGTGCCCCCATCACGAAATACCGCGTATCATCACAGGCGTGATCTTCACCCTTTGTGTTCATGTCCTCTCTGGGGTTATCTTCGTCCCCGGCATGAACGGCGTTTTCCATAGACCGCTCAAAGTCTTGGCATTCAGGGAAGTAGTATAAACGTGGCTTCTTCGTCAGTGTACCATCCGATGCTTTCTTCCACGAAAGGGCCTCTTTCAGATATCTCCACCCCGCCAGCCTGTTCTTGACAGAAGGGACTACTTGTATTCCCGCTTCCTTCTTGAATACATCTGAAATCATCCGATTCATCTGCCCGTAATTTGCCGCCGCTCTGGTGTAGAAAATCGACGTGTCCGCAAACACCCTCTCTGGAAACCTCCCACCAGTGTACGGGCAACTTACTATCAGCTCTCGTATGCGACCAGCGTACTCCGAAACCCATAAGCCACCTTGGTAAAATTCTGCCAACCGATACGCAACGCCCTCAGTATCTACAGCCCAAAGACCAAAAGAAGTAGGAGCCGCTTCGCCGTAATCTAAAGATCCATATATTCTCCAATTGTATGGTACCTTCCCGTCTGGTAACACCTCATTAGGATCAGCAGAGTGTATCACCGGATCAAACATCGTAAAAAACTTGCCAAAGAAGACGTTGAAGTTTCCAGTGAGCCACGCTTCCTGAAGCTGTGGGTTGCCCTCTGTGGCTGATTTTAATCGCCCTAGGTACCCCGGGTCGGCATCAAGAAGTGCCCTGTTCTCCCGCACAGAAGACCTCAGAAACATTCGCGACATCTCCGTTTCTGGATCTGTAAACAACTCTCCCCCGATATCGGTTGGGTCGTTTGGAATAAAGAAGTACCTCTTTATCCATCCCAGACCTGGCCCCCCGGGATTTCCTGTAGACCTTATCCTTTTCGGGATACCTTTCACGGGGGATCGGAGACACGCCTTCAGCTTGTTGTATGGGCGCTGGGTAGGCCAATGCGGTAGCTCGTCCCACCCTATCCATGTGTACTGTATTCCAAGATGCTTATCTGCATCGGAGTCCTCTGCCATGTGGAAGAAAAGTAGCTTGGCTCCGTTCGGAAAGTGCCACTCAAGCGTCCCCTCTTTAAATACAGATCCGGGAAACCAGATGTGATAAAGTTCTTTAGACTTATCAATAATCTCCCTGAACTGGCTAAAAGTCTTCCTGAAAAGAACTCCCTTCCAGTCCTTCCCATATCTTTTAATGTCTGCCGCAAAATCAGCAAGAAGCCAATCAGTTTTCCCGCCCCCACGATTACCACCACCAAAAAGCTCGTCGCAGAAGTGCCTAGCTTCTAGTGCGTCCATTTGAAATCCGGGCTGTGGTAGCCACGGATTTTTCTGCTCTTCTGATTGCTCTGATTCGGCCTGAGGGTCCAGTTCGCTAGTAATCATCTCTTAAAACAGTTATCTGCATTTCCATCTGCGCCTAGCTTGTCTTAGCCTAGAGTTTGGGTCTTTTGCCGCTTTAGGGAACTTTTTCATTTGCCCTGCACTTCTAGCACAGAAAGACTTTCTGCGACCAGCATCTTTAGATCCAGCCTTTACTTTTCCGGTCACAGCAGTCTTTAGCTTAGAGCCGGGATTGTCGCGCCGATATTTAGCCACACCAGCCCTAGTCATCCCTGCACCACTCTTTGTGGACCTAAAATACTTTTTTGTTTTAGGTGGCTGTTTGTCTCGTTTTCTTTTGTAGGTTTTGTCTGGAGAATTAGCCATTGTTCTGATCTTCGGAAGATAATTCCAAGTTACGCTTCTTCATACGTTCCAGCCACTGGTCATGGTTTTTGGGCGCATCATCCAGCACCGGAGGACCAGACACAGTAACATTCTGCTCTATGACCTGTTTCTGTCCAAACCTTCCGTTGCGCGTACGCTCCAGCAACCACCCCAGATTCTGCCAAGACGTTCCGTTTCTGTGGGCATTGCGTATCTCGTTAAGAATTGTTACCTCTGCCGCCGCATACGCATCCTCAAGTCTCTCGCGAAACTCTGTGTAGACATTTTCCTCGCCAGCAAGCGATGCGCGTTCGGCAAGGCGTATGTATTTGTTGAGCGTTGATTGCGATATGCCAGCGGCCCTACAGGCTGTTTGCACATAATTGCCGTCCGATATATACTGACAAATCGTATCCGTTATTGTCGGATCAGATTCTATTTTAGGAATTTGACTTTCGTGTCTAGCCACTGAATGCCCCTTAGCGCACCTGACCAGCAACAGCTTCTTGTGCGCCCAAAAATCGCGAAAGTGAGCGAGACTGAATAAAGGGTTGTTCCATTGGATCTTCGTCCCTTCTCATGGTCTTTGTCCCAGACTTCAGGCGACTAAGAGAGGGTGATTTGCCGCCCAAAACCCCAGACGCAATAGCAATCCCCCCCGCATCTGGATCTTCCACCGCAGTCAGCACATCATCAGTAGACTTGACTCCTTTTAGGAATTTCGTGAGGCCGCGACCCGCAACAGTCGGCACAAGGTGAGATGCCGCTATTGCGGCATTCATAGGCGTAGGTACCATTGCGGCCTTTACAATATCAGGAGCGCCCTTGACGGCCCTGCCCCCGGGGACAAGATCAGAAGCAAATTCCCCCATCGCATATTGCAATCGCTTTGCATCTCCTTGGCTCATCTGGCCTGGGCCTGTGTACTTTGAACTTGCGCTAATAGCAGAGGGAAACGTGGCTTTGCGGTATTCAGATCTGCGAATTCGCTCTAACTCATCAAGCTTCTTTTGCTCTTCTGTGCGCTTGTCATCAGCGACATTCGTTGACTCTCGTTTTGAGCCCTCAAGCTTCATCAGATTACCCAAGAGCCTTTCCTTATTGCTACCCGAAAGAACAAGAGATCCTCGATTTCCGACACCGTTTTCTGACACGCTTATTTTGTGCGTCGAATAACTAACAGGGTCATCGGAAGCCAAGTCCTCACTGCCAGCAACGTAAAGATCTTCGCCCCTCAAACGCGCTTCAACCGATCTCGCAATAGAGTTCTCGCTCCCAGTTTTCTTGTTTTTCTGTCTAGAGGTCTGCTTTTTAGGAGAGCTATTTTGCGCTGGCTCAACGGAAAGCTCTGGTTCACGCAGGGCTTCTAGAGGGCTTATAGCCGCCTGTGCGCGAGACATTCTTTTTCCAGAAGATGCGGGTTGTGGGTATTCCCCCTCATAAAAACCCCCGCCTGAAAGGACTTCAAGTTTTCTACGTCGAGGATCTTTGGGCACCTCTCCGGTGCCAGTTTTAAAATTTTCCAGCGCCCTATCCCTAGACCCCTTTCCTGTCGCTCCTACCAGCAACAGCTCCCTTGCTTTATCAGTTGTGCGGGTTGTCTTGTTGGTTAGCCTACCGCCGCTTATGCGCCTGTCTGAGGCAACCTGTGCGTCATGAGGGACTCTTGGGTCAAGCTCACCCTCACCCACCCACATCGCCGCTTCTTCTTCTTCAGTGAATGGTCGAGATTTTCCCAAAGAAAAACCCTCTATCTTAACAGGACTATCCTTTGAAGGCCCCCCCGTAAAACCCTTTGGCGCGTGTGGGTCACGGAACCTTTCACCCTTCGGGACGATTCTGCCAGCAAGCTCTGAAGGTGGTAGGTTCTTGTAACCAAGCCCCTTGTCGAAGTCTATGTCACCACGCCGAAGTCTCCCCTCAAGTGCCGTAGTCGCAAACAGGCTACCCGGATTTCTAGCCATTGCCCTTCGCATGACATCGACCTGAGACTTCTCCTTCAACTCTGAAATGGGAAACTTTTTAGGCATAACGCTCCTATTGACTCTCTGGCTCTCTGTCGTTCCTTGGTCTTTTCTGTTTCACGGGCCTTGTGTCTCTGCGACGAATTTTCTCAAAAACATTCTGGGGAAGATCCAGATCGAAGTCTTCATCAATCTCCCAATCTGGAATCCTCCTTCGCGTACCACTCATAGGCTTGTTAGACATTCTCTCCTACCAAAGCAGATATCCACGCATCTCTTTCAATAACAATGACTTGGTTGACCTTAGTTTCTTTGTTTAGAAATACATCTAATTCTTGGTCACACCAATCTTCCCATTGTATAGGATTTACAACAATGACAGGGTCCGCAAAAGATTCTATGGCGTAGCGTGATAACTCAGCTACAGACTCGTATTCCATCATAAGGACCACTAACTATCGGGACACCAGAAAAGCGCAACCCACCTACTTCGTCATGACCTGTTTCATCCGCAGATATTTGCGGGGAACTAAGCATATACCTAAAGGTCTTATACAGCATCGACCCCAGTTCTATGCGAAGAGGTCGTTGGGCATTCACCGCTTCAAAGCCCTGCACAATCTCCCTGATCTCTGACATCAAATGAGACTCTACAGGAGTATTAAGCTCAGACACTTTTACAAGTACATCTCCCCCCGCAACAGTCTTCTTTGGAGATTTTCTCTTTGTTTTTGTGGTCATCTATCTTCTTTAGTAACAAGAGTTTAAGCAGAAACGCAACATTAGGTATCCTCCTCAGGCTGTCCAATGTCTTCGGGTGGTAGTTCATCACAAGCCTCTTTTAGATAAAACAGAAGATTGCGTAATTGGTATGGTTTAAGAACCTTACTGCACCAATCGGAAATCTCGACAGGAATATTAGCTGTGTCATCGCTACACCCCAAAACACTGTAGCCATCTTGATCTACGGGAATCTCGTCAATTGCGATAGTTCCTGTTGCTTCTGGATCACGAACCATAAAGGACAGATCCCATCTAGGCATTTTACTCTCCGGTTTTTAAATCTGATTATTTATTTCCCCAATACAGCGCAGCCTCTCCAGTATGGTATCTACGTGTTGACCTGTCCCAATCTCCTGAATACAGCCTTTTTCTTTTCTTGCTTGACATACCGCGTTTTGCCTGTTCAGTAATCCAGTTTTCTCTGTCCCGAGCGTGTGTAGCCGCCTCGTACTCAATAGGGTCTTTCTTCCAACCCGTGTATTTGGAGGCCCGGTCCCACTGCGTTGTCCCTTCTGAAAACCCTTGTGCCCTCGCCAAGCTTCTAAACTTTTTTCGTCGACGCTCAGGACCTGGCGGTTGCACCGAGGAAAGTCTCGCTGTTCTCTCCACACGCCCCGGAGCAACAGGCGTCATTTTGTAGCCTTTCGTTTCTAGAATAGGTCCAAAACGCTTCTTGTACGGCTCTGTTTTCTCCTTGGGCATTTTTATTTTTTGCTTCTCTGGTGTGTACCTATACGGAACCTGAGAAGCTTGTCTTTGGTGTTCCTTCTTCTTGGCATGGTGTATTTTCTGCAAAATACTTTTCGCCTTCTGCTCCACGCTAAGATGGTAAGCCTGATAAGGAAGGCCATGAGCCTCGCCAT